CATTTCTCGAGTTAATTGATTAATTGAGTTGCTAATAGGATTAAAACCACTTGCGTAGTTACCTACATTTCGTTGGTGTTTCCCCATCGTTGAGTCAACTGCTTTTAAAATCTTATCATATGTTAATATGCTTTTTTGTAAACTTAGATATTTTTTTTGTTCTACATCAGTTAATTTTAGTCCTAATTCTTTTTTTGTTGCTAAATTTTTATATTCATTACTTAAAGCATTCATTTTAGCCTGAACTTTATTATAAAGGTTTTCAGACGCTTTTAATTTAGCTTGTTCACGTTCTAACTGCTTAATACTACTTTCACGTTGCTTGTTTAAAGCGTTTCTTGCGTTACTTTCCTTTATAGATTGTTGTTCTAATTTACGAGCTGAAACGGTAACTGCATCAGTTTTAGTTTTAATTTCAGTTAATGATTTCTGAAACTCACTTGGCACAACACTAATCTTTTTGTTGTAATTCTCAACTGCAGTTGCACCCGTATTTAAACGTGAAATATTCTCATCCAAAGCTTTATTTAGCTTTGAATAAACAACCTCTATCTCTAATAAATTATCTTTTATTGCCATGTTCTTCTAATCTTTTTTTACTTATTTCCTCAGCTAAATTAATCAATTCAATCCATTTGTAAACATTTACCTTATCAATATCAATACTTCTGCCTAAACATTGTTCCACATCTACTAACTGCTTTTCAAATGTGTAATTTTTTGTAGTTTCTTTTTTCTCAACTTCGGGATAGTTCCTTTGAAAAGTTGTTTTATTTGAAACTAATATTTTCTTTATTGATTCTATGTTTTGCCCGAACCCATCCATCTTATTAATAACAAAGTTTGGACTAATCTTTTTAACGCATTCCAAAACTTCATACTGCTTTTTAATAACGTCTTTAATAACTTTTGCATTATTAGATATGAATAACATCGTTTTTAAACATTCCTCTAATAATATTATTTTTGATGCTAATTTAATTTTATCTTGAGTTTCTAATAAATTAGCTTTTGAATATTTATTATTTAATCTTAAAAAATAATCGTCGAAATAACTTTCAAAGGTTTTACTTAATAATTCTAACTTATAATTATTGTACTTTTTGCCATCTTTATATTTTTGATCTAATAAACAAATATTTTGAGTTTCTATAATCTCATTCCAAACTAAAATATTAAGGCTTTTTAAACTCGGATATATGGAAATATTCTGTAACATTATTTTCTTGTAATATTTGTGAAAAATATTCTTTGCGTGTAATATTCCAAGTTTTACCGATTTGATAAACATAATATTCTTGCCCTGTTTTATCATAAATTTGTTTTTTTCTGTCAACTATCGAATTAAAATCTGTTGCAAAAGAACCACCGCACGTTATACAATTACTCATATTAAATAAACATTATCTGCGTACTCTTCTAAAACAGTTAAGTAAAGCATATCATACAAGTCATCTAACTGCTCTAAACTTAAATTAAACTGTTCTAACCCATATTTATCAGCTATTTTCTCAAACTTACTATCTGTGGATTCAATTCTGTATGTTAAATTACCTTGCTTGAATATCGTTAGTTTTTGCCCTAAAGAACCCGTCAAAGTTAAATCGACATTACCTCCAGCTCTTGGGTTTTTACTAACTTTAAATGCTTGGTACTCTCGCCCTAACTGACTGTTGGAATATTTGCCAATTATATCATTTGTAGGACTTTTACCAAAAAGCCAACGTGTACGAATATCGTCAACAATATTTTCACTATTGAATATTATCAGCGTTCCCAAGGTTTGAGGTATCAACGCCTTTTCCTTTTTTGCTCTTTGGAGCATTTGTTGGTACATCATAAATTCCAAGTTTTTTTATTTCTTTTACAATATCTTTTTCGCTAACTTTTGGATTTAAAGTTACTAATAAATCAAATAAAACTTGATATGTAGGTGGAAAGTTCTCGTTTATGTTTGTATTAAATATTTTCATTTTACTTTGTTTTATAAAAAACCCCCTCAGTTGTTTGAGAGGGTTTAATAATTATTAATCAATAAATATAACTAGTCAATTGTAGCAGTAATTGTATTTGATTTGTAGTATTTCAAATCTGCATCTGCAACAATTCCGTTTAAAGAAACCGCTAAAACATCAGTTGAAACTAACGCATCTGTTAACGTTAACGTTGCAACTTTTCCAGTAATTGAAACGGTAGTTACAGTATTTGCAACCCCATTAGTTAAAACTTTCCAATCTCCAGCAGTATCAAACAACTCTAAATAGCTAATACTTCTGTTATAAGCATCTGAAAGTTTAACAGCAATAGTCGAACCAGCTACAGGGTTAACGTTAAAACTTACATTTGTATTAATAACTCCTTCAATTTGTAACGCATTAAATCCTAACTCATCCCAAGTAAAGAAAACCCATCTTCTGTTAAATTCCTTTGGATCTTTAAACTGAATAGAAGTTTTTGTTTGTTGTGGTTCTGATCCTGATTTTACTTTCAATGACTCAACATCGAAAATTCCAGCATTAAAACCTTTTAAATTCTCTTTAGCCGTGTCTAAAGCCATAAGTAAACCATCAGTAAAATACAAAATAGAATCCCATCTGTTATCCCCTTTTAAAGAATGAACAGCAGAATGATACACAGCTCCCTTTGTAAAAATTAAATTAAACATTGGTTTACCGTCTCTAATAGATTGCATAAGCCCATCACTTGACGTACTTTTTTCATTTTCTGGAGTATTATCTTCAAAAGAATAAGAGTTTATCAACTGATGTAATTTACCTCCAGTTATTAATCCTCTAAATGCAGCCTCATTTAAAGTATCAGTAGCTAAATTTAATTTAGTACCTTTTTTTAATAATCCTTCCCCTTTTAAATCCCCAAAATCAGTAATAGGACAGTCGCCTTGGCCTGTTCCTAAAATATCTTCGGCACATTTGCCATATTCAAAAATATTTATCATTTTTTAATTATTATTTATTAAACAATTTGGATTTACATCCATTTTTAATCTTAAAATTTTAGCATCAACTATGTCTATTAAACCAGCTTTTTGCTTTTGTTGTGTAACACTCACAAAATCTAAAGAACTTTTTTCTATTCCAAAATTAGGCTCGTCAACATCTTTTATTCCATTGTAAGCTTCTAATAGGCTAATAAATTTATTCTGTTGTAAAATTCTATTAACCTCATCATATAATGGCTCTAAATACGTTAAATAAGTCTTTTCGTAACGTTCAGTATTAAACAATTCAGATTTACTACCTTGAAAAAGTATCAATTGAGTATCAACTCTAAATTTACCGTTCCCTTGTGGGTCTTTAGGTGCAATAACATACCATATCAAAGGATACTTCTGTTTTTTGCTTTTCATTTTAGAAGCTATCCACATATTTAACTCTTTTTGGTCTCCGAAGTGAAACTGTACACTTATTCCATCAATGGTTAAATCTTTGAATAATTCCTTTAATGCCATTCCTATTTTCATAGTCCTAAACTGTTTTTATATTCAATACTATTAGCTGGTACGTTTGGATAGTCTGCCTTGTTGTCAAGTAAAAACTGTAAGTAACTTACATAACCGCTTTCACGATTTCCAAAATAATCAACAAATAAAGCACCATTTCTATAATATTGCTGAGGGTTACAATTGTAACTGCCTTGATACATTTCTACAAATTCATTCCATATTTCTACTAAATGAGGTGTTGAATCGTTTGTTATTCCGTTTTTACCTTCTAAGGAAACTTGACCTAACATACTATTTACAGTTTTTTGGTATTGGTTTAAATATACATAATTCGCTAATAAACTCACTTTAAAAGCACCCTCCGAATATCTTAAACCTTGCCAAGTGTAAACCGTTCCATCAATTGTATAGTTAGAACCATCTACTAAATTAACCCACTTTGGGGGAGCATCATTATTTAACTCCCCATTTGTGGTATTAGTTTTAAGTTCTTCAAACAAAACATTTCCTAAAGTAAGTTTTAAAAATTGACTAACATATCTATGAATGTTTGAATCTAACTCAATAGATGCATCACTTGTTGGCTCTTCCGTATATGGTACAGATAGCTTTTTAGTAAAATATGTTTTGTCAATGTATAACATTACTTATCAGTTTTTTTTTGTTTTTGTTTTTGTTTTTTCCTTTTTATCTGCATATAAATGAGCATCTTCTTTCGCTACTCTTGTAGTTTTACCATTATAGGTAACTTCTACCGTTGTGTCTAAATAATGTCCCATATTATGCCTGTGTTAAAGCAGTGATAGCATCGCTAAAATCTCCGTAAATAAAAGCACCGTAGTGATTTGATTTTACTCTTTGTACTAAACGAACCTCAGCCAATATAGTAACAAGGTTTTTAGTAAAGTCGTCATTTTCGTAACCTACATTGATAGTCAAGCCTTCTTTAAATCTTACTCCTGATTTAGTGAAGTCACCTACTAAAAATTTATCAATTGTAACTCCTGTATTTGCAACAACTCTAATACCAGCGATATTTGTTCCATCTTGTGAAGCAAAAGGAGGTAGGATGTAATGCCCATCTGTTCCTTTTGACAACTCCATAGAAGTAACATCTGTTGGGTGCATAACAATATAAGTAGGTTCAAATAAATTAACTCTAACTTGGTTAATTGCAGTTCTTAAAACATCCCATTTTGTAGGTGTTGGAATAGATGCAGCAAAAGCATCAGCTGCCCATGCAGTAGCGTTTGTAATTATACCCGTTAAGTTAACAGTTAAACCCGTTCCGTTTAATAATTGGTCGTCAATTTTCAAGTTAATTAACTCTGTTAATTCTTGGTCAATTTCTGAACGCATCAACTCAACATCGTCTAACATTTCTTTAGTAACTTTAATATAAGCAGTTACTTTTTTAACATTAGCACTTGCAACTACTAAATCAAAATCAGCTTGAGATTTAGCAGCACCTTCTGCAGTCATTGCAGCACCACCGTCAGCATTTTTCTGCTCTACCCATTCCCAAACGTTTGACATAATTGTTCCAACGTTTACCAACTCTAAAATGAAAGGATTACGTCTTACAATTCTTGTAATACCTTGCTCTCTTTCAGCCTGTGGTATTTGTCCTGTGGTGTTTGTAGATAAAGCCATTGTACCAGCTGCTTTAAGTGTAATTTGTACACTTGCACCCGATTTTTCTTTCATAGCTTTTAACTCTTCGCTTTTTTCTGCTAAAAGAGTTTGTAAACTTTCAGGAGCATTATTAGATTCCCCTTTAGTTGATAAGTCTAAAACTTGTAAAGTCAATTCTTCTACTTTTTCTTTTAAAGTAGTTACTTCGTTTCCTTTTGTTTCTAAATCTTTTACCGCAGATAATACCTCGATTAATTCTGCTTTAGAAACACTTTCGTTTTTCATTGCGTCTATTTTTTCTCCTAACGCTTTGATAATTTCTTCTTGTGTCATTTTTTCTTAAAATTTGTTTAATAATTGTTTTAACATTTCCGTTGTTTGAGTGTCATCTGACTGCTCGTCTTTTATTTCAATTTGAGTGTCATTATCTAACTGCTCTTTATTGTCAATTCTTCCCGTTGCACTATTAGAACCAAATAATACTAAACTCGATTCCATTACATTTTTAGCTTCTTTTACTACAAAAAAGTAGTCAATATCTTTGTGTTCTTCTTTGTTTGCTATTTGACTGTAATAAGTATCATAAACAGCCTTTTGTTTAGAATATTCTGCATCAGTTGTATTAAATGCAGTTTCTACTTTTACATATTGCATCCTTACCGAAGCCTGTAAATCATAGTCATTTTCTAACCACTCTTTAGCTTGTTTGTCAATTATTTTGTTTTTAGAAACTTTGTAAATTAATGAATAACTATCGCCCTCATAATTCTTGCCTAATAAGCTAAAAGGAATTTTTGCCGTCAAAAGTTCAATATCTTTAGGCATTGCTATAATCTCTTTACGCTCTAGCTTATGGTCAAATACTAAATAAACTTTGCCTTGTTGTTCTTTTACTGTTTTATTCCAGTTGCCATCAACGTGCATATCGTTGTGAGAATCTAAAATATTTGCACTATTTACAACAAAATAATAGAAGTCATCATCAAACTTTAACGCCTTGTTTGTTTCGCTTTCAAATGCTTTCTTAATTCCTTTTTGATTAGAACAAATGACCAATCCTTTGTCAATAGATTTTATTTCTAATTTCTTTTGAGCAATAATAACACTTTCATTTTCGGATAATGCCTTGAATAAATCTTCTTTGTTATCAAAGTTTCTATTTAGTTCTTTGCAGTATATCATTTTAATACTTCTTTTTCGTTAAGTAATATTTCTTTTTTCTTTTCTAAACTTTCACGCATCTTTTTGGGAATACGGTTATCTTCTAACATTTTATCAATGTTTTTAATAACTCCAGAATTATCTATTTTAATATCCATTGAACAAATCTTTTAATTGTTGTGTAACATCTAAACCAAGTGTTTGAGCCTTTTCTAAATTAGCCAGTTTTAAAGATATTTCCTCCTGTTTTTCCTTTTCAAACACTTTGTTAAAAGGGCAATGGCTAAAACTTGGTCTTAAATCTTCTTGGTCATAAATTATTTCCAGTACATCCGTTAACTTTTGTAACATTGGTACTAAAGTATAATAAACGTATAAACCTAAACTTTTTTCTTTGCCCTCATTAAATACGCTATTTTTTGTAATTAAGTCAATTAAATCAGATGGTATATTAAACATTCTTGTTAACTTGGCAAAGTCAGCATTAAACGCATCATCTAAACCTAAATTCTTAAGATTAGATACTAATTGATTTATGTTTAAATTATCTTTTACCGAGTGAATAGGCTTGTTTGATAGTAAAGAACTTGTAACACTTTGTTGTTCCGTTGGAGACATTACGCCACCAGCTAAACGTTGTGCATCTGTTTGGTTACCACTAACTAATATCTTTTTAGTATAAAATATATTTCTTCCTTTACTTTCAATGGATTCTGTGCTATTATCTACAATTCCTTTTATGCTTTCAATTACACTAGCACAGTTGAACCAATCTCCATTAATTCCACTCATGCAGTCGATAATATGTAAGTTTTCTAATTTTAAAGAAACTTTAGAACCGTCCTCGTTTTTGTACTTAAATTCTCCTTTTAATGTGCTTTTACGGTTTGAACTTGAAAAGTATAATTTCTTATAATCGTTTATTTGCTTTGTGCTTAATTCGATATTCTCAAACTTTAATAAATAAACTACATTTGATTGAGCGTATAAATAAACATTTTCAGCACTTGCATAAAAAAAGTACTGCCAAATTAACTCCGTCCAAGTTTGGCTTGGGTTTGGTCTTTCTGCTATTTCGTAAATATAATCTTCTGCAAATAATTTATTATTTTTGTATGCGTGAATTTTAGCAAGTGATCCGTAATCAGCTATGAATTTACGAATCATTAACAAAGCTGGATTGCAAAGAGTGTACTCCGTAGTATCTTTAATGGTCTTGCCATCTTTTCCTAAAATTTTATCAAGAAAAGAATAAAAGAAATTGCCACTACTATCTCTTTCGACATAGTTTGGTAGTTTTGAGCTTCTGAAATTAAATAGGCTAAATTCCATATATAAGTAGAAAAACCCTAACCGATAATGAAATCAGTTAAGGTTTTCGTTAGGTTTTTACGTTCTTTTTTTAATGGTTTTATGCATCTTCACATAAATTAATTAAGCAAATATAATAATATTAAATTGATATAAACAAAAATACGGTTTAATTTATTAATTCATCAAGTGTTTTTTCTATTTTAAGAATTTTGTCTCTGTAATAATTTCCTCCTACTTCTAATTGTCTTTTTTCATAATATATTTTTAACGATATTAAATCTTCAACTCTTAATTCTAAATCTATTTTCATAATTTATTTATTTTAATTGTTAATTCTTTTATTTGCTATTT